ATGTCGACTGGAGAACAGGGTGTTATTAGTGGATCAAGATCGTTCTATACAGCCAAGGATTTGCAATCCAACTTTCAAAAGAGCAAACTGGAGTCTCACCACGTATACAGGATGACAGATGTAGATTACTACACTAACATTCTTGACTACCTTGGTGACCGGGACTTAGTCCTGTACACTTTCGTTCCTCAAAAGGTAGCCGGTATGACAACCGACGCTGTTTATAGCCCTAATCCTGATAACTCTATCACGATGTGCTATAACGGTGGTGCCTCTTATACCCACTCGTTGTGGGATTTTGATAGCGATCATTGCATTGTAGATCATTGGTGGGGTTCTAGCTTGTACCTGATAGAGCAACGTGAAATTTCGTCGGACCGTCGTCTAATTTACTTCAACTTAATTAGACGCGTCTACGGCCCCTTCGCATGGTTTTTATCTGGTCACAGGCTTTCCAAACGCAGATTTTCTTATGGCAACTATGCCTACATGAAAATCATTAAAGGCCAACAGACCGATATGTCTGTCTATCATTCCTTTGCCCGTATATCATCTCATAGCAGTGTCGAAGTATCTGACTCTTGTCTTCAAACGATAGCTATTCGAGTAGCAGCAGCAAAGGAACCACATATATCATACATAGAGCGTATTTTGCGAGCATCCGATCATCCGGAAGCTCCGTTTGCCGCTAGTGTCCTGTTTGATATCATTAAGAATAGCCCAACCTTTCTTAAAGATATCCAAGCCGGCTCTAAAACTAGCCAATGCGTTAAAGAACCTGAAATGTACCAAACGTTAGGACCTCTCGTAACGGAAGATGCTAAATCTTCTTGCCGCAAAATAACTTGTCCATTATTAAACTCCGGAGTACATCCCGGAAGATCTTATAATAATGATGAAGCCTGCATAGCAGGACGACAGGCAGCAGTGAAGAACCCAGTAACAAAGTATCCTCCCTTCTTCTATCAGTGTATTTCTGAATATTTGGAACGTCTCATCCCCGCAGACAAAGTTCATAGCCTGGCCCCTACAGATTTCGATACCCAATACAAGCAATTCGATCGACCTAGCCAGCGAGGAATCTTGAACTCCC